TCTTGAAGTAGATTCTTTAGAAGAAGATGTAATGCGTTTACAAAAAATGATGGTAACACTTTCAAATGATTTATACCATAGAGGATTAGTAGAATGAAAACATATCAAATATTTTTAACTAGAATTTTTGAGGTTAAAGTACGAGCTGAGAATCGAGACCATGCTCAAGAGTTGTTCGATGAGTTTGCAGACTGGGATGAGTTTTTAAAAGTACACACGCTCGATGTAGAATTATGTGATGACTTTATTTTGGAGGATGCAGATGCAGACTGAAAACATTAGGCTTAGTTTAAATATAACTGTAAGTTATACTTATTGCCCTTACGACAAAATTATTGAATTAGATTCTGTTGTATTTGATAAATATCCTGAGCTTGGTGATGTATTGCCGCTACTCACCGACGAAGACCATGATAATATTATAAAGGCTGTAGATAGGTTAGGCAAGGAATGGGGTCAGCCATGAGAAAAGATCTTAGATTAAGTTTATTAAAGCAGGCGTGGGAGTTTAGTTTTTCTCACGACAAACAGATAGCTATCGGTGTTGAGAAGATGTATTATAAAAGATATTTCAAAGATGAAATAGATAAGTATTTGGATTATCTTGATGCCTTCGAGATGCTGTATAGAAAAAAACATGGGCGTGATTGGGCTTGACAGCAAGCGGCAATCGTGTTACCTTGTAATGGCCTCGAAGCAGTGGGGCTTTCAAACTACCAAACTCATAGGAGAGTGAACATGAATACAGGAAAGTTGTTTAACAAAAGCTACATGATTCGTAAGCGTAAAGTAAAGAATCGCTACAGCGTCTCAAAAGGCGAATGTTTTTACAGTTTTCAGATTGGCAAGTATGGTTTTTATCTTCAGCATTCCAAGTCGCGTCCGATTGGATTCCGAAAGCTTGTAGATATTCCACGCCAATTAATTGTTGAACGTGCAGCGTAGGAGTTGTGATGACTTATCAAGAATTAATAGATGCACTTATAAAATTACCTTCTTGTTATTTATCGCAAGCAGTAGTTTGTAACGACTACTGTAGAGAATATGAGCTAATTGATACAATATCAATAACTCATTCTAAAGAATTAAATGGTGATGCTGATGTGCCACCAGAAGGTAAGCTTATTTTACAGTAAACTTTAGGAGACAACCATGTCTAATGTGTTTAATATGTTTAACTCTAACGCCTCTGATACTTTCGGGGGCTTTGGTGACGCAGACTTTGATATTGCTACAACACCTGCGTTGTTTAGTTCTGATTATAGTTATCATGAAACTGATAAGTGGGTGACCTATCGCACCGATACTAAGAAAGCTTTAGGTATTCACTCGTCTCGTCACAAAGCGGTAGCCCCTAAAGACGTTATCAAAACTGCGCGAGAAATTATATTGCGTAGTGGCCTGAATACCGATGGCATCAGCGAACAGATCGCAGTGAGTCACGACGGTGCAAGATCTTTTGTAAAGTATAAGTTGCCTGCTCATACTTATGAAACTCCAGATGGTGATACCGCCTCATTGGGTTTACTGGCTACAACATCTATTGACAGTAGCTTTCCGTTTGTCATCAGTGCGGCGGCAATCCAACAAGCGTGTACGAATCTCCAAGTATTTATTTCTGGGGAGGTTGCGGTCTTCAAAGGTAATCACACCCTTAACTTAGATCTTGATAAAGCTTCAAGAACCATTGTAAAGTCTTTAGATTTCTTTACAGAAGAGCGTGAAGTTTGGAAGCGTATGTATACAAACTCTATTGAGCCTATCCACGCTTGTCTAATGTTTGCAGACATTGTTGGTATTGGTGATCAAGTAGAAGATCTTATCTTCAACGAGGGCGTTAGCCCCTACATGGTTCGACACCATCTTAAGCGTCAAAACACAGGCTTTAATTACCTTCTTAATGTTTATTATGATACTTATGTACCTCGACTAGGTAATACAGAGTGGGCTGCATATAACGCAGTAACAGATTACACAACCCACGCTGATAATGTTCGTAACAAAGATACCCTTGCGTCTGTTCAGTTCAAGCGCCAGCAAGATTCTATTTCAACTTTGCGTAAATATTTAAAGGCGGCATAACATGGCTAGAGTTTATATTGTCGATGATATTCCTATTGATGCTACAGACATTGAATTAAAAAATGCAAAAGAAGTAGTTGATATAATGGAAAACAATTATATTTCAATTGTTGATATACTAAAAATTCATTGCTGGGAGCTTCCTGATTTTCAGGAGGCCGCACGACAGTTAGATATAGAGTATCGCCCTGTTTGTACAACGGGAGCAAGCCTTTTATCTTTATTTAAAAAGATGGAGGTCACAGAACAACGAGAGTTTTTATCGTTAATTACAGACAGCATCATTAGTTATTATAGATCTGATTTAACTGTTGCTTGGCCTAGCGACTTATGAAGGGCAACGAAGGAAAAGGAGACCCAGTAGTTCGCGCTCTGGGTCGCAACAAGCCCGATAGGAATTGGTATCCTGATAATTTTGATTGGTACTTAAAGTGGGTTGCATCTATTGTAGTTCTTTGTAGTTTAGCCTTGAGGTCTGCTGGTCCAGAGTATAGGATATACGATCTTATGTTTGGTACAGTAGGGATAGCCTTGTGGACTTGGGTCTCTGTCATCTGGCGAGATAGGGCTTTGATAATGTTGAACGGCATATCATTTTTTATGTTAATAGTAGCTTTAATAAAGGAGGTGTAAATGAAAGACTTTTTTGCTCGCAGCATGACGAGCTTTTTTAAATGGACAGCAGATACTTTCTTTGCAAAAAGGTACGGTCACCGTGCTGTAGTTCTTGAAACAGTAGCGGCTGTTCCAGCTATGGTGGCTGGCATGATGTTACATCTTAAAAGTTTACGTCGCCTTCGGCGGGGCTATGATCCTTACATAAATCAAATGCTTGAAGAAGCTAAGAACGAGCGTATGCATCTTATGTTTTTTTTAGAAATTGCACAGCCCAATGTGTTTGAAAGATTTTTAATTACTGCGGCCCAATTTATTTTTTGGCATTTTTACCTGCTATTATACATTTGCTCTTCCAAAACAGCGCATCGTATGGTAGCATACTTTGAACAAGAAGCAGTTAATAGTTATACTGAATATTTAAATCTTGTAGAAAGTGGCAAAGCAGAAGACGTTGTTTGCCCAGCCTCTGCCCGTAACTATTACGGTCTTGGACCAGAAGCAACCCTAGCCACAATGATTCGCTATGTTAGGGCCGATGAACAGCGCCATGCTGACGCTAATATGAGAATGTCTTTATGAAACAGCCAGAAAACAAACACACTAAACACTTTGGAAACGACAATGCAGTTAGCAACGACGCTGAAATTGTTGTTTACTATGAAGAACATGGACCAGCTGAGCCAGTACTTCGCATACCTTTTTGGTACTGTAAAGAAGAGCTAGGAATGTTTGAACACTTTGAGGCATCAGTACATAGAACAGCAAAGGCTCTTAAAGAAACCTACACTTACTGGCCCGAAGGTTATATCCATATACAGACAATTATCAACGATGATTATGTAAATATAATTTAGGAGGCATTATGCTTGAAGCAACCGATGTTGAAGCCATTATTTCAGACCTTGTGTTTATGAATATCTATTGTAGCGAAAGCCCAAACTATGCTGCAATACTCAAAGGTCTTGAAGCTTTAAACTTGAGTTACCAACAGACCTATGATATACTGCAGAAAATTCGTGAAGGAGAATACTAATGTCTATAGATAGTGCAAGCCCAGACCAGTGGGACGCTATGAAAAAACTCAATGATCTTTCTATTCGAAAAAGTCCTGATCCTGTTATGCGACCTGATCATTATAACAATGGCGCTATTGAAGCTATTGAAGCTATTAAAGCTTCTATGCCCGAGAATGAATTCAGAGGCTATCTAAAAGGAAATGCCCTAAAGTATCTTTGGAGATATGATTATAAAGGTAAACCCATAGAAGATCTAAGAAAATGCAAGTGGTATTTAGATCGTTTATTACAAGAGGTAAATTTATGAAGGTAGTCAATGGAGACTTTACTAAAAACAAACCAGAAGAACTAACACTTTTATCTAAGATTGAAAGAGCTACTGTAAAAATTACAGAAGAAGTTGGTAATAATACATATGGTACTTTTATACTATTGACAGAAACAGATGGAGCAATTACTATGTCTTCTGACTTAGGAGCTGAAGAGTTTAATTTTCTTTTAGATACCGTCAAACTTAATGCTCTTATTACAGCAACTATAGCGGAGTAAAAGGAGTGTATGAATACAATGAGCTAACCCAAGATGAAGTAATAGAAGATGTCATTGCCCGTGCGTTTGCTATGATGCTGGGCGTACATCTACCAAACCAACCGGCCTTGACATTGATGCAGACATGGATTAAGATGGAGGCAGTCGATCAAGGTGTCGAACTAAACGAGGATTTTATCCTCAAGCAAATACCAAACTTTATTAATTATCTATACAGGAGATAAAATATGGCAGTTCTTGAAGGCAGAGCGTACTGGTCGTTTGTCACTACGCCAAACACTAAATACACACCAGCGTATTCTGTTAATCTCGTAGTCGATGACGAGGTTGCCGACAGTTTTCGCAACCGTGGCTTTACCGTAAAAGACATGGACGAAGGCCCAGCGCTTATTATAAAGCGTAAAGTTGACGGTCCTCGTGGCATGATTCGTGAGGCACCAAAGCTTTACGACAAAAGCAAGCGAGAAATCAACGTAACAGTTGGCAATGGTTCTCACGTAAAAGTTCAGTACAAAGAATGGGAAACACAATGGAATGGTCAAGACTTTCGTGGCTTAGATTTTCAAGCTATGCAAGTTCTAGATCTTGTAGAGTACGATGCACCAGACGGTGCTGAGTTTGATGTTGAAGAAGAAGAGGATGAAATATAATGAGCGTTACTTATGTACATGAAGGCGCTACATATAATGTAGAATTTTTAGTACCGGAGGGCCAGAAGGCCTTCCAGCTTTTAGTCACGGCAGAGCAGGATGTGCGAGGTCTTGAAGACCGCACGGTTATCGCACAAGCTGCGGCTGTTGCACTACACGCAAAAGTACAAGAGTTTCTAACTGAAGAAGCTATTGTCACAGAAGAGGAATCTGAACCAGTAGAGGACTAATATGTCTTTTGTTCAAACTCATATCCCCTGCACTGAGTGTGGGGGTTCTGACTGCGCAGCTATGAACGATGATGGATCTGTCAAATGTTTTAGCTGCGGAGTTTTTACTCCAAAACCTAAACAGGAAAACAATGTGACTTCTATTACTAACTTCCAGAAGGCACCCATGAATACAAATCACGGAGAGTTTTACCCCCTAACTGATAGAAGTATCAGCCTACAAACCGCAAAGAAATACAGAGTTCGTTCCGTTAAAGATTCAACAGGCAAGATTGTTGAGCATGTATATCCCTATTACTCTGGCAACGAGCAGATTGGTTCTAAGATTCGCAAGCCCGATAAGAATTTTTTGTGGACAGGAACTAACAAAGGTGCTGGCCTTTTCGGTCAACAGCTTTTTCAATCCGGTGGTAAATACGTTACCCTTGTTGAGGGTGAAGTAGATGCCATGTCAGCCTACGAATTGATGGGGTCGCAATGGCCTGTGGTATCTATTCGCAATGGCGCACAGTCAGCAGATCGTGATGTGAAAGACAGCCTAGAGTTTCTAGAATCTTTCGATAATATTATTATTTGCTTTGACAACGACAAGCATGGTCGTGACGCTGCAAAGAAAGTCGCAAAGCTTTTAAGGCCCGGCAAAGCTAAAATTATGGAGCTTCCGGTAGACTACAAAGATGCTAACGATATGTTGCGTGGCTCACAGCACAAAGCTTTTGTACACAACTGGTGGAACGCCAAGCTCTACACACCTTCGGGTGTTCTCAATGTGTCAGAAAATGTTGATAACTATCTTCACCGTACACGCAAAGACTCTATTCCCTTTCCGTGGAAGGGCCTCAATGAAAAGCTTGAGGGCTTACGTGCGGGTGAGTTAGTTACTTTGACGGGTGGTACTGGTCTTGGTAAGTCTAGTGTCACACGAGAACTGGAACACTGGCTGATCAAAAAGACTAGAGACAACGTGGGCGTTATGGCTCTCGAAGAAAACTGGCAGCGTACAATCGACGGCATACTTTCTATTGAAGCTGATGCCCGACTGCACCTCGACAGTGTTCGTAATCTTTTTGATCAAGACGATCTTCGCCAGATACACCACCAAATGTTTGACGGCGACAATAAAGATCGTGTGTGGGTCTATGGTCACCTCGGCATGAACGACCTCGAAAGTGTATTTAGCAAACTGCGGTACATGATCATTGGTTGTGACTGCAAGTGGATAGTTCTTGACCACCTCCACATGCTAGTTCTTTTGTCCGATGACCCCGATGAGCGTAAAGCTATTGACATGATTATGCACAGACTTCGAACTCTTGTAGAAGAGACAGGCTGTGGAATGATTCTTGTTTCACACTTGCGACGTACACAGGGTGATCGAGGTCACGAGAATGGTATTGAGACAGCACTAAATCATTTACGTGGGTCTCAATCTATTGCGCAACTAAGCGATTGTGTGATAAGCTTAGAGCGTAACCAACAGTCTGACGACCCTATGGTTGCCTGTACAACTAAAGTACGTGTACTGAAGTCTAGATACACAGGCGATGTCGGACTTGCAACACACTTGTTTTACGACAAAGAAACCGGACGCTTATCAGAGGTAGACATGGATACTATGATTGATGAGTTTGGAGATGAAATATGACAGCTTATGTCTTTGACATTGAAGCAAACGGCTTGCAGCCAACAAAGATTTTTTGTTTAGTTGCAATGGATACAGAAACCGGAAAGGCCTACGAGTACGGTCCCGAATGTATAGATAAAGGAATTCAACTTTTACAAAACGCAGACAAACTAATCGGACATAATATCTTAGGGTACGATATACCTGTGATAAAAAATCTTATGGACGTTAATCTTGACGATGGCAGCATAAAGATCGTAGATACTCTTGTGCTTTCTCGACTGTTTAATCCAACACGAGAAGGGGGTCATGGTCTTGAGGGCTGGGGCTACAGGCTACGCCACCGAAAGATTGAGTATGATAACTTTGAGTATTACACACCTGAGATGTTAAAGTATTGTGCGCAGGACGTATCTCTTAATTATAAAGTTTATCGTCATCTTTCTCGTACAGAGTCTGTCGGGTTTAGTCCACAAGCAATAAAGCTAGAACACGATGTGTACCGTATTCTTAACGCACAACGTGATAGAGGATTCAAGCTAGATCAACAACATGCGATGAGTCTTTTAGCAGAGCTAAATCAAAAGATTGATAAGGCCGAAAAGCGTGTGCATAAAACATTCAAGCCACGCGAAACATTTATTACTTTGGTTCCAACAATGACCAAGGCAGGTAAGGTTTCTAAGATGGCGCAAGTCAAAGGCGAAACCAAGAAGGTCAGACTGTCTGATGAAGAGTACCAAAAAGCGTGTGAGAATCCGAATGATTATCTTGTTCGTCGTGATTCTGAACCTTTTAACCTTGGCTCTCGCAAACAAATTGGAGAATATCTCGTGGAGTTTGGTTGGAAGCCTGCAAAATTTACGCCCACGGGACAGCCAATTGTTGATGAAAAAGTATTATCGCAGATAAAACATATACCTGAAGCTGCTATCATCGCTGAGTATTTAATGCTGCAAAAGCGTATTGCTCAGATAAATTCTTGGTTCAAAGAGATGGAAGACGATGGACGTATTCACGGCTATGTAAATACTAACGGCGCAGTTACAGGCCGGATGACACACAGCGGCCCCAACATGGCACAGGTTCCAAGCACAAGCAGTCCTTACGGTAAAGAGTGTCGAGAATGTTGGACAGTTGAAGATGATTACAAATTAGTAGGCATTGATGCCAGCGGCTTAGAACTACGAATGTTAGCACACTACATGAACGACGAGGGATTTACTTATGAGCTTCTCAACGGAGACATACACACAGCAAATCAAATTGCTGCGGGACTTGAATCAAGACCTCAGGCAAAAACTTTCATCTATGCACTCTTATACGGAGCAGGAGACGCTAAACTTGGTTCAGTGGTTGGAGGAGACGCAAAAGATGGTGGAAGACTTAGACAATCTTTCTTCGATAATCTCCCTGCATTTAAACATCTTAAAGACAGAGTTGCGGGAGCAGCTAAAAGGGGATACCTCAAAGGACTGGACAAACGTAAGTTATTTGTTCGGTCAGAACATGCAGCGTTAAATACCTTATTACAGGGCGCTGGCGCTATTGTTATGAAACAAGCGGTGGTCAACCTACAAGAAACTATGAAAGACTTAGACGCATACTTTGTTGCTAACGTCCACGATGAGTGGCAGATTGAAGCACACAAAGACGTAGCGGATAAGGTAGGTGAGCTAGGTGTTGCCGCAATCGAACAAGCCGGTAGAGACTTTAATTTAAAATGTGAACTAACAGGAGAGTACAGCGTTGGTACAAGCTGGGCTGATACACACTAATGACGCATACAGTAAACCTTAATGATGATGGATCAAGAATTACACCCATCAAAGAAAGTCCTAGCAGAAAAGGAGACTTTGCAGAGTTCTACGCTGTAACTTGGTTGTGGGATCAAGGCTATGAAGTTTTTATAAATTCTGGTAGCACTGGACCTATAGATATGATAGCATTTAAAGATGGCGAAACAGTTCTTATAGATGTCAAAACTAAAAGAAAAGATTATCGAGATAACGTGTCAAGAATTAAAGATTATAGAACAGAGGAACAAAAACAACTTGGCGTTGTCTTTTTAGCCTTTAATCCAGACGACCGCAAACTATCATGGATAGAACACAAAAAATGAAAACATTAGATACTTTAATACAAGATATATATTCTAGCCTCGAAGGTCTTTCGTCTGGAGAAGCATTAAATATCTCTGAAGAAGAACTAGACCTAACTCTTTCGCGTATGAAAGAAAGCATACTTGCTTGGTCAAAACCACGAGAAGTTGACAACAGCTTTAGGCTTCGAATGTCTAACATCGGAAGACCTTTACGACAGCTGTGGTATGAAAGCCAAAGCTCTTCAAACCCTCACGCCGTTAGCGGCTCAACACAAATTAAATTTCTTTATGGGCATGTCCTAGAAGAAATAGTTTTGATGTTAGTCCGAATGGCAGGCCATGAAGTTACTTCAGAACAGAAAGAAGTAAACGTAGACGGCATACTAGGACACATGGACTGCAAGATAGACGGTCAAGTCGTAGACGTTAAGACAGCCTCAAGGTTTTCTTTTAATAAATTTAAAGATGGCTCACTAGTCAACAACGATCCTTTTGGATATCTTGCACAGCTGTCTGGATACGAGACTGCTGAAGAAACAAAAAACGGCGGCTTTCTTGTTATCAACAAAGAGAGCGGTGAGTTGTGTTTGTTTCGGCCCGACGACCTAGAGAAGCCAAACGTAAAAGAAAAAATCAAAAAGGTCAAGGCAGCAATTGCCGTTGACACGCCTCCTGACAGGTGTTATGCTCCTATACCTGAAGGTAAAAAAGGAAACATGAAGCTACCTTCTGGTTGTGCATACTGTCCTTATAAGTTTGAATGCTACTCAGACGCGAACGAAGGCGAAGGACTTAGAGCATTTAGATATTCTAACGGCCCCGTATATTTTACTGAAGTTGCGGTAGAGCCAAGAGTTGAAGAGATTCTTTTATGAACAGAAAGAAAATAAAGCAAATCAACAAACAAGTTGGACCTATTCTTGTTGATTGGTTAAAGACATTAGTCTCTGAAGAAGAAGCCAAGAAGATCACTTTAGATAATTACAAAGAACTTCTCCCTGATCAGACGCATGTTTTTGCCAACAACAAGTTTTTTCTTAGCACCTTTTCTCCACGCTGGGTGCGCAAAAAACTAAAGGGTTTGGTGGCTCGACAGCCTGAAAGACCTATTAATACATACACTCTAGAAGATATTAAAGCTGAGATGCAGACATGGAAGATGATCAACAGGGAGTTCTAATCCCGCTTGAAATAATTATCCTTGGTTTTGCTGCACACTTTACAAGTGGTAATGACGTTAATACCGTAGAAGATGAAGCGCTATATGACCTTCATGCTGCTCTAGAGTTAGAAATAGAACGCAGAGGAGCGATAGTACATTGAGTAAAGCGCCAAACATTCGAAAAGGATACCGCAAAAAAAGAGTCGTTAGGCCCAGAGAAAAAGATGTAGCGGTTGGTTACGACTCTCACTGGGAATATAAACTACATTCTGGCCCACTGTCTGGGTGGGACATCCACACAAAAAAGGTTGACTACGTTGTAGAACACACCTATCATGCAGACTTTGTTAAAGAGATAGACGGTAAAACAATACTGCTTGAAGCCAAAGGACGCTTCTGGGATGCCCCCGAATATACTAAATACGTCTGGATAAATAAGGCGCTGCCCAAAAACTACGAGCTAGTCTTTTTGTTTTCTGACCCTAACGCCCCAATGCCCCAAGCAAAAAGACGTACAGACGGAACTAAAAGGTCTCACGCAGAGTGGGCAAGCTCAAAAGGATTTAGGTGGTTTAGTGAAGAATCATTACCGGACGAATGGATTGACAAGGATTATAAAGAAGAAGGACTATGATAGATCGTAAACAAGAACGCTCTGACAAGTTTAATCGTAAAAAGAAATTTAAACACAAAGGAGAAACGCCTCCTAGGAAAAGAAAAGAAAATGCAATCTCCTTGCGTCAAAGAATGCAAATTAGTGAATGATAAATGTTCGGGCTGCGGCAGAACAAAAGAACAGATTATTAACTGGAGTAAGTATACTGATGAACAAAGGAGAAAAATGATTGAAATGCTACGTTTGTAATTCTGAATTAATTTGGGGAGGCGATATAGACTCCACAGACATGGACGACAACAATATAATCGAAACAACATTGACCTGTAGTTTTTGTGATGCTACAGTAGTTGTTTTTCAACCAACCGAAAAGGAAGACTAATGGACCTCTACCAACAATATATTCACAAGTCACGATACGCTAGGTATCTGCCAGACGAGCAGCGGCGTGAGACATGGGAAGAAACAATTGATCGCTACTTAAACTTTTGGATTGAAAAAAACAAACTTACTCTTGAAGAGGCCAACGGTATTTTTGCAGACATTCACGACCTTAGCGTCATGCCATCTATGCGAGCCTTAATGACCGCTGGTGAAGCATTGGATCGTGATAATGTTGCAGGCTTTAACTGTAGCTATATGCCTATTGATCACCCTAAAGCGTTTGACGAGATGATGTATGTACTTATGTGCGGAACAGGCGTAGGCTTTAGTGTTGAACGACAATACGTAACTAAATTACCGGAGGTAGCAGAAGAGTTTCATGAAACAGATACCGTTATACACGTCGCTGACAGCAAAATTGGATGGGCTAAAGCATATCGAGAACTTATTAGCTTGTTGTATTCGGGTCAGCTTCCAAAGTGGGACGTATCTGGAGTACGACCTGCAGGGGCAGCCCTTAAAACCTTTGGAGGTAGAGCGTCTGGTGCGGAGCCTCTTGTTGACCTCTTTAAATTTACCACAGAAATCTTTAGGGAAGCTGCTGGACGTAAACTTTCCTCCATCGAGTGTCACGATATCTGCTGTAAGATTGCACAAATCGTTGTCGTCGGAGGAGTTAGGCGAAGTGCTCTCATCAGTCTTAGTAACCTCACTGACGATAGACTCCGACGATGCAAGTCAGGCCAGTGGTGGCAAGACAATCCCCAACGAGGACTAGCAAACAACAGTGCGTGTTATACAGAGAAGCCAGACTTTGAGGCATTTTTAAATGAGTGGAAAAGTTTATACGAGTCCCGCTCCGGAGAACGAGGTATGTTCTCTAGAGTCGCAAGTCAAAAGCAAGCTGCAAAGAACGAGCGACGAGATGCTACCTATGATTTTGGAACTAATCCATGCAGTGAAATTATCCTCAGACCCTATCAGTTCTGCAACCTGTCGGAAGTTGTTGTCAGGTCAACCGATACGCTGTCAGACCTTAAACGAAAAATACGTGTTGCGACTATCCTTGGAACTCTACAGGCTACCCTCACAGACTTTAGGTACTTAAGAAAGGTATGGCAGAACAACACACAAGAAGAGGCTTTGTTGGGTGTTAGTCTTACAGGCATTATGGATCACCCAACGCTATCAGGAAGGAGAGACAAAGGTGTTCTTAAAACTTGGCTCACGGAGCTTAAAGAAGAGGCTATTGAAACTAACAAGCATTGGGCTACAAAGCTTGGTATTAATCCTAGCACTGCCATTACTGCTGTTAAACCTTCCGGTACTGTTAGTCAGCTGGTTGATTCTGCTTCTGGTATCCACCCTAGATACTCAGATCAGTACATTAGACGAGTTCGAGCAGATGCAAGAGACCCATTGTGTCAAGTACTGGAAGCAGCGGGAATCCCCGTAGAGGACGATGTAATGTCACCCAGTACCAAGGTATTCAGCTTCCCTATAAAGTCTCCTGACGGGGCTGTGGTGGCCTCTGAGATGGGTGCTATGGAACAGTTAGAACTATGGGAGATATACCAAGACTTTTGGTGTGAACACAAGCCTTCAATGACGTGTTACTATCGTGATGAAGAGTTTCTTGAAGTAGGTCAGTGGCTCTATAATAAGTTTGACAAAATTAGTGGTGTGTCTTTCTTGCCTTACTCTGAGCATACTTACCAACAAGCACCGTATGAGCCTATTAGCGCAGAAGAATATGCAGAAATGTCTGCTAACTTCCCAACTGAAATGTCTTGGGACATCACAGAAGAAAGCGACATGACTGAAGGCTCACAGACTTTAGCTTGCACTGGTAACAACTGCGAGATATAGTATGAGTGCATGGCACGGCGGGAAGGGTTCGTCCCCCCGCCAAGTAAACAAAAATAAATTTGACTCTAACTGGGATAGAATTTTTAAGGATAAAAAAGATGTTGAATCCAAACCAAATACTGAAGACAATGAGAAGCTATTACGAAGCAGACATAAAAAAACACGCAATGGCAGTTGAGGTTATTATTAGTAACCCTATGGCCTTTCACGACCACGACGCTTTTTACGAGGCAATTGAATCTCAGCTAAAGCTTTTGATAGAGTCTAAAGATTATCTTGACGGGCTAGACATTGTTCGTATTGAAATGGAAACGCGCAATGGCTAGTAATAAACAGGAAGGGAACCTTGTCGGTTTTAGGATTTTCTTTGATGCTTCTGGAAACTTGATGACTGAGCTAAACAAGATTCCAAAAAGTGAGGTAGGTAAAATATTTAAAGAGCCTGAAGAACAGAAAATAATTTCAACAGTTCTTGAGCAGGCTCTTTACAATCTCGAAGGGTTACAT